ACGGATAGTGGTCCATTACAAGATAGTTTTGTAGTTGAGAGTGGATCTAATCACATACATTTAACTGGAGTCAATCTTGATTTTACAAAAAATTCTCCAGTAGATGAATTAAGACTTGCATTTTCTTTAATAAATAAAGATGGAAATGCTGTAGGAAATCCAGAATCTGTAAGAATTTTAGTTGAATTTGCATCAACAGAAACTGGAACAGCAGAATATGCTAAGTTTGAAGCAGAAGTTGTAGACGATAGTAGTGGTGGCGCCTATGATTTTTCTACAGAAAGATATTTTGTTGTTAAAAAACAACTTCAAGAACTAACTACAAGTGCTAACTTTACATGGAATGCTGTAGATGTTGTAAAAATATATGCTTGTGTTATTGATTCAGGAGTACCTTCCGATCAATACTATGTAGGATTAGATGCTATAAAACTAGAAAACATCGCTACCGTAAATCCACTTTATGGATTAACTGGTTATTCAGTAATACAAACTGTGGATGGATCAACAATAGTTAAAAATCCAAATACAAATAACTATATTGAATTTAGATTTACAGTAGATATATCTGGAGCATAATGGCTGATTCAGGTATAAAAAAAATAAAAATTTCTCAAACTAATTTACCACCAATTAATTCAGAAATTGAAGGTTATTCTGTTAGATATAGAATTGTTTCAGAAGACAAAAACAGAACATCTCAATGGTCTCCAATAGTACAAATTAACCCAGGATATACCTATAATTCTGGACAAATAGTTTTTAATAAAAATGGAAGTATTGCACAACAGGCATGGGATGCTGTAACAATTCTTAAAAATGGAAATGTAATTAGACAAGCACATGAATATGATATTTGGGTTAAATGGGATAGAAATGATGGCGGTGATTGGATCTATAAAGAAAGAATAGATGGAACAAATATTTCTTTCCCAATACCATCAACATATACAATTAATGGAGTTGTTCAAGGATCTTCACCAAATAAACTTTCAACTGAGATTTATTTAAAGGGTAATCCAGCATCAAGAGACTCTTCATTTTTGCTTGTTTATGAAGATGGACCACACACCATATAATGATATACTTAAATAGGAGGAAATAATGGCTAAAGTACCACTACCAGAAAGAGGGCAACCTCTTGATGTCACATATTTATATCAATTAGTTGAGGCAGTAAATGATTTATCTACACAGGTTGCTTCTAAAGTAACAAATAATACTGTTATTGATACAGCAAGTGCAGGTAAAAAAGATGTAAAAACTTCTAATGCAAGAATTGTTGGTGGACTAGTTGAAGTAGCAAACAACTCAACAGTTTCAGCAGGAAACGAAAAAACCTTTACTTATGACTTTAAAGATTTTAAATATCCACCAATTGTTTCAGCAACGCCAGTAAACACTGGCCAAACTCCAGCAGGACAAAACGTAAATATTATTTTAAAAAATGTTACAGAAACAAGAGTTGAAGGTGTTGTAAGATTTGGCGCTTCAGGAGATTTATCTTTATCAGTACATTTAATTATTATTGGTATACCAAACTAAGGAAAAAGTTTAATGATTGCCTGTAAAAAATGTAGGGGTAGAGTTTTTATTGATAGGCAATATAGTAGTATTCAGCACATGGAAACATACTGTGTAGTATGTGGGTTGAGAAGGTTTTTTCATCCCCCAACAGAAAGTGAAGAAGGAAGATGGTTACTAGCAAAGGAATTATCCAGGGCGAAATTTACAATAACGAAACTGTAATAAAAGGAAATAAAAAAATATGGTTTCTAAATAATGACCTGGTAAGACTTCATCATAGTTCACGATCTACTGGAATGGTTTCTGTTTATAATATAACTAAAGATAGACTTGAAACCTGTTTGCGATCTGACTTTAGAAAAAATAGAGAACGGGCATATACAGTTGCAGAGACTGCTAAATTAGTTAATCGTCATAGAAAATATATGCCAAAGTTAATTAAAACTGGAATGATACCACCACCAGTTGGAGCAAAGATAAATGGGGAGCGTGGATTTAAAATTAGATCATATTACTCAGAAAGCATGGTCAGGGAGATACGTGCTATACTGGCTACTATACATATAGGACAACCAAGAAAAGACGGATTAATAACAAATAATATGACACCTACAAGCCAAGAGTTGACAAGGCGAATGGGTGACGGTATACTTACATATACGAAGACAGAAGATGGTAGATTTATTCCTGTGTGGGCAGAGAATATTTAATAGTAGAAATGGTGGGGTATGGAAGAAAGTAAAAATACAAAGGTATCAGCAACATTAGGATACACATTAAATCTTGGCAACTTTCAATCTTTAAGACTAGATCTTGGAGTTGTTGATGAGCGTAGAGAAGGCGAAAATATTGAACAAGCCTTTGAAAGAGTTTATGGGTTTGTTGAAAAGAAACTTACAGAAAAAGTAAAAGAAGCCAAAGAATCATTGTTAGAGGAGTAAAATGGCTGAACGCAAAGACCGTATGGCTTTGCTAAGTAGATACAATAAGTTACATCTACAAAGATATGAAGCCAAGTCTAATATGAATCTTAACGTTGAGCAATGGGCTGCCGATGCTCTTGTTGAGTCGTATGGTATTTCGCAATGTTATGATTTATTAGATTATTACTTTAAGATAGCACAAGATCCATCATGGAATTATTTTTCATATAATGCAGAAAAGATTCTTAATGGTAAACTAGAAGTAGAACAAGATATTAAAGAAAGAACTGAAAGAAGAGCGTTAGCGAGGAAGTGGATTAGTGAATAATACAGAAGCAAAATTAATTACTGCAGTATTAAACGATAAACAAATTCATGTACTACTACAGGCTAATGTTGATAATCTTTTAAGAACTCATAATGACGTATGGAATTTTGTTAGACAATATTCAGAAAACAATCAGTCAGTTCCTCCAGTATCTCTTGTAGTAGAAAAGTTTAGAGATTTTAATCCAGTAGAAGGTGTTGGTGCAACAAAGCATCACCTTGAAGAATTACAGTCTGAATATTTAAACGATAGTCTTAAAGATATTTTACGAAATGCAGCAGGTGAAGTTCAAAGTGGTAATGGAAGTAATGCTCTTGAACATTTAATTACTAAGACTTCAGAACTTAAAAAGAATACTGCTGCAATTAGAGATATTGAAGTAACAGATCTTGATTCTGCAGTTGCCTATTTTGAAAATGTAAAAAAGATGCAAGATCTTGGACAGGTTGGAATTAAAACTGGTCTTCCAGGATTTGATAACTATCTACCTTCTGGAATTATGCCTGGACAGTTAGGCGTCTTTCTTGCATATCCAGGTATTGGAAAGTCATGGTTGGCTCTGTATTTCGCTGTACAGGCCTGGAAACAAGGTCGTAGCCCATTGGTTATAAGTCTTGAAATGTCTGAAACAGAAGTTCGTAATCGTGTATTTGCAATTATGGGCGAAGGTCTTTGGTCACATCGTAAACTTAGCAATGGTGAAGTAGAAATTGATATGCTTAAAAAATGGCATGGTGATAAGTTGCAGGGTAAACCAGAATTTCATATTATATCCAATGATAGCGGTGGAGAAGTAACTCCATCAGTTATACGTGGAAAAATTGATCAGTATAAGCCAGACTTTGTTGTTGTGGATTATTTGCAACTTATGTCTCCAAACCAAAAATCAGATAATGAAACAGTACGAATGAAAAATCTTTCTCGTGAATTAAAACTTATGTCTATTGGGGAAGAGGTTCCAATTATTGCTATTTCTTCTGCTACACCAGACGATGTTAAAGATTTATCTAGTCCTCCCACTTTAGGACAAACAGCGTGGTCAAGACAAATTGCTTATGATGCTGACTGGGTAATGGCTCTTGGTCGTGCCACCAATAGCGATATTATTGAATGCGTATTTAGAAAAAATAGAAATGGTTTTATGGGTGACTTTTTAGTCCAAGTAGATTTTGATAGAGGATATTACCGCTATAAAGATTATGAGGATAAAAATGGTTAAAGATATTTATACTGCAGAACAAGTTCGTCGTGTGCTTGCTGGTGCTGGCATTGATATTGAAGCAGAGTATGGAACTGATTATATTATTTTTTGCCCATATCATAATAACAACAGAACTCCTGCTGGCGAAGTATCAAAAGATCATGGAATGTTTTTTTGTTTTGGATGTCAAACTACAAAAACATTAATTGAATTCGTAATGTATACATCAAATAGAACATATTTTGAAGCAGTTAGATATATTAAAAGTAAAGAGCAAGATAGCAACATTGAAGATTCAGTTAATAAAGCATTAATTGAAAAGCCAGAGTTCGTTAAATATGATGAACTATTAATTAAAAGATTAAATAATCAAGCATTAGAATCTCCAAGAGCAGTTAGATATTTTGAAGGAAGAAGTATAACCAAAGATTCTATTATTAAGTTTAATCTTGGCTATTCAGAAAAACAGGATTCAGTAACAATACCAGTACACTCACCTGATGGAATGTGCATAGGATTTGTTGCTAGAACTATTGAGGGCAAAGAATTTAAAAATACACCAGGATTGCCAAAAGGCAAGGTATTATTTAATCTTCATAGAATAAAGGCATCAAGCACAGTATATCTTGTAGAGTCATCTTTTGATGCAATTAGATTAGACCAAGTAGGATTCCCTGCCGTTGCTACGTTAGGGGCTAATGTTTCTGCAGCACAAATAAAACTATTAGAAAAGTATTTTAATAGTATTGTTTTAATTGCAGATAACGATGATGCAGGAATAATAATGAGAGATAAGTTAATTGAAAAACTTGGACCAGTTGTTACTTCTGTATATATAGATAAAAAATATAAAGACATAGGCGATATGGATGATAATGCAATTAAAAAATTAGAGTTTCAATTTGACAATTCTATTATCAGCATGCTAAAATAGATAAAATAAGAAAAGGAGAAAAAATAATATGACTATTGTAAAGGGACTAAAAAATATTAACGCCCTAGTTGACAAGCCAAAATATGACGAAAACTCTCCAAAGGTAAGATGGTTAAAACTTGCCGATGGACAATCTGCAAAAATTAGATTCATTGAAGAACTTGATGAAGACTCTGCAAATTATAATCCTGAAAGAGGATTGGCACTTGTTGTAAAAGAACACGTAAATCCAAAAGACTATAAGCGTAAGGCTGTAGATACAATGGAAACAGAAGGCCGTGACTGGGCTGAAGAGATGCATCGTAAAGATCCAAAGGCTGGCTGGAGAGCACGTCTTCGTTTTTATTGCAATGTTCTAGTAGATGATGGCATTGAAGAGCCATACACTGCCATTTGGTCAATGGGCGTTAGCAAGCAATCAGCATTTAATACAATTCGTGAGTATGCTCTTGAAACAGGTAGCATCTCAAACATTAACTGGAAATTAAAGCGTAATGGTCAGGGTACTGAAACAAGTTACACATTAATTCCATCTGCACCAGACAAAGAGCCATTTGACTGGTCAACAGTTAAGCCTTATCCACTTGAGTTAGCATTAAAGAAAGTTCCTTATGCTGAACAAGAGGCATTCTATTTGGGGTTTGATACTCCATCTCTGACTTCATCAACCAACACAGATTGGTAAGATGAACTACGTAGGCTTACACGTCCATACACACTATTCATTATTTGATGGTGTTGCTACTCCAGAAGAATACGTGAACCGTGCAGTTGAGTTGGGGATGCCAGCAATTGCCATCACTGACCACGGTACTTTATCTGGGCATAGGGAACTGCACCGTATTGCAAAAGCAAAAGACGTAAAGCCAATTCTAGGTCTAGAAGGATACATGTGTGCAGATATATCTGATAAAAGAGATAAATCTGAAAGAGAAGGTCAACAAGATCTTGTTTATAATCACATTATCCTTCTAGCCAAGAATCAAAAAGGTTTAGAAAATCTTAATAAAATTAGTGAAATTGCTTGGACTGATGGATTTTTTAAAAAACCAAGATTTGATTTTGCAATATTAGAAAAATATAAAGAAGGTATTATTGTTACCTCTGCTTGTCCAAGCAGTGTTATTGTTAAAGCATTAGAAGAGCAAGAATTTGCACTTGCAAAGAAACATCTTAAGTGGTTTAAAGATACTTTTGGTAGCGATTATTATGTTGAAGTTATGCCACATAACACCCCTGAAATAAATAAATATTTAATTGAACTTGCAGATGAATTTAACATAAAGGTAGTTGTTACCCCAGACTGTCACCATGTTGATTCTTCACAAAAAGAAGTTCAAGAATTTAAACTTTTATTAAATACACATGCTAAAGTTCAAAAAGATAAAACTTATACAAAGTCTACAAAGCATTCTTCTATGATGGAGCGCCTTGATTATCTATACGGGGAAGATCGTCAAATAACATTTAATAAGTTTGATATTCATCTTCTATCTTATGATGAAATAAAATCTGCTATGGAAAAACAGGGTATTTATAGAGAAGATATATACTCAAATACTTTACTATTAGCAGACACAGTAGAAGAGTATGATATTAAAGATGGTATGGATCTTCTTCCAGTTCAATACAAAAATCCAGACGAGGAACTATCAAATCTAGCGTTTGCTGGATTAGAAGAAAAGCGTCTAGCAAGTAATTGGCTTGGTAATGATGTATATGAGCAAAGACTTATTGAAGAGTTAGAAATTATTAAAGAGAAAAAATTTGCTCCATACTTTCTTGTTGTTCAAAATATGATTAACTGGGCAAAGAAAGAAAATATTTTAGTTGGTCCAGGTCGTGGATCATCTGCTGGATCATTGGTCTGCTATTTACTTGGTATTACAGATATTGATCCTATTGAGCATGGACTATTGTTCTTCCGTTTTATTAATCCAGAACGTAATGACTTTCCAGATATTGATACAGACATTCAAGATACTGGTCGTGATCAGGTAAAAGATTATTTAGTTAGACAGTATAGACACGTAGCATCTATTGCCACATTCTTAGAGTTTAAGGATAAAGGTGTCGTACGAGATGTTGCAAGAGTATTAGACATACCTTTGACAGATGTCAATAAAGTTTTAAAAGTAGTAGACACTTGGGATGATTTTTGTATATCAAAAAATACACAATGGTTTAGAGATAAATATCCAGAAGTAGAAATTTATGGAGAGCAACTTCGTGGCCGTATTAGAGGCACTGGTGTTCATGCTGCTGGTGTTGTTACTAGTAAAAATCCAATTTTTAGATATGCACCAATGGAAACTCGTTCAGCCCCTGGATCAGATGAGCGTATTCCAGTTGTTGGTATTGATAT